TACGTAATCTCGGAACAATTGTTACGTCCGGTGACATCACTATCACATTCCTATCATAAGGGGGACGGCTATGGCGCATAGACACCTCAACCTCTTCGACGGTAACCAGTCTAATTTCACTAATAGGGATCGTTCTAACCTTGGCGGCTGGACGGTTGATTCCAGTGATACTAGTGCGAAGCGTCTAGATAAGCGTGGTTTTTATGCTACGTATAACCCCAACGACAGAGCTACCTTCATAAAGAACTCTTTGGGAGTATACACTACAGCTACTGCGGCGAAGATGGAAGTTCACTCTCCGTGGATGAGCGTGGAGCCTGGCACGTTATACATGTTTAGCCTTATGATGTTCGCACAATTTGGTGGCTTTAATGTTGTTCTGGAGGCCCAAGGTAACAGTGTTGCTGCGGACTCTGGTGCCACTACGATATCTACTTCTAGCGCTGTAGAGTTTTCAGAAAATACTGGGGGTAAGGCTGGCTTAGATGTTTCTAACGGGGCGAGAACCGGCGACTCTTCATATCAGTTCATTAAATTAATTGTTAGAGCGACTAATAAGGATGGCGGCAATCTGTCGGCGGATCGTTTTATGTGGTTGTTTGATCCGGTATTTGGTGAGTACGGATTGAATAAGTCAGGCGCAGTTACTAGGCTAGTGTATGATGACTTCCCGGCGTTTATGAAGTTAGACGACACAAACATTAACGATCTTGTCAAAAATAGTCAGCCTCAGTTACCGTTGTTCAGATTCACTGAGACAATGTGTTTTGTGTTAGACCACGTTGACGATGAAGCTGCTGATTATGTGTACGTTCGTGCAACTGAGGGTACTGAAAGTAAATCGAAGTTAGTTGATCCTGCGACTGCACCAGCTTCGGCACTTCCTTGGCTAGCTTCGGTGACCGGTACCACGCTGCTTACGTCCTCTTCGGGTTTCACGCCTTGGTTGGGTTTAGAAGAGTATGATGGCCCAGACTCCGGCACTACTCCGGGCGAGTGGGATGACTGGGAGGCGCTGCCCGACTGGTCACAACTACAGGCGCTCAATCCCGACTTTTTTGATACTGTACAAGGCTACCGAGATCAGATTGCTACAGGAGTTTCAGGCATTAATGGTGGGCGACCTGATGCCTTAGTTGCTTACACAAGAACGCTTTTAGACGCTGCTGCCCCTGATGCAGAAATTGTTGTATTTGTTCACAGCGATTTTGAGAATTCTTTCAAGGGTAAAATGTTAGTTGATCCTTCTGTGGACCCTGATCCGACCGGATCGCTTATTGTCGATGCGTTGAATGCTAGCGGTTCAGCGGGCAGTCAAATCCGTAAAGTTTCAGCGGTGTATGACTCGGGGGTAGGCTCGTTTGATATGTCAAAGGTTTTGTATCCGGCTACGTACTCTAATGCGGCTGCTAAGGGTTTGGCAGAAATGGATACGTCATTTATTGATGACAAAGACGGGTTTGCCCGTCATCTTTTGATGAACGACGACGAGTCAGCGAGTGTGCCCGAAGTTGCTGGTGGTATTGGTTCTGCTCACTTTTCTACTGGTACTCAGTACTTTTATGGGCAACAGGATGGGTCGCCGTTTGATTCAGGCTCTGTCGTAACTGATGCGTCGGTGAGCTTAGACCTTGGTGGTTTAAGTACCGGGCTTGATGTGGTTGTTGAACTTTCAGATGTAACTTTCCCTGAAGCGGCTGTAGACACGGCAGGGGATGGTGGCAACACTCCCGCCGACTGGCTGTTCAGAGAAAAGCGTTTAATTATTTGCGGTGCCGACACTGACACTGGTACCCCTGGTAACGATTGGGCGCTTTATATGGTGTCAGGTTTGACTTCTGGCTCAGACTCTGATGTGCGTCTTTTGTTTATTGACGGCTATCGCACCCAGAACGCAAATAATTATGCGTATTCAAGCCCTCTTGATAAGTCGTCGCTTGCCAAACAGGGAACATTTTATGTTAGAGTTTCGGTGACTTCTGGGGGCGCAGTGTCGTTCTTTGCTCAGCCCGATGACCACGACGACTGGGGTTCAAATACTTTGGGAACCTCTACTATTACTGGTGCCTCTGTATCTGCTGGGGCCACTGCAACTGTTCAGTTGTTGGGGCACACTGATGTATCATCTTCTGTGTGGTCGTATGCTCCGGCGTTATCTTGTGGAGTTAAACACGCTAAAGTCTTTGCTGCACCGATATCATTTGCGAATGATGGTGTTACGTCGTCGTCAAACATTGCCTATATTGACGGTCGTGGGACAACTTCTCACGCAATGTTTGGGTACAACAATCCTTTGTTGGATATGGATTTTAGAGAACTGTCTGTATATGATTCGACCTTTGATTGTACACTCACTGTTGATGGTGCTTCCTCTAACTTGAATACGACTGTAAACTCGTCCCCGCTGGCCGATAACGACTATCGTGTCATGGCAATCAAAAGCAATCTTGACGGCAACGGCAATCCAACTCTTTGGTACTTTGGTGCTGCCCCTTCTGCGGGCGACACACTAGCCGCTGCGCTAACTGCGTCTACGTCATACGATGTTAAATCTTATGCAGTTGATGCAGCTACTGGTGCTGAAACGAGCACTGCCCACACAATCGCTGCGGACGGATCGGGCGACCTCACATTGGATACCACGATTCAGTCAGGTTACTACAGTGGTAAAACATTATCAAAGATTGAAGTCTGGGATTCAACAGACGGATCAGCCTCAGGAACTAGGGTAGCCTACTACCTCCCTACGACGATTAGCGGATCAGCGACAAGCGGAATTGACGACGACTCAATCACTTGGACACTGACAAGAAACTTCCCAGCATCTGCGGTGGCTTACGTTCCAGCGCAGTCATTAACCAAAGACGCTATTCACATGTATGAGGGTAGCCCATACCTTAACAATACTCCGACCGTAGAGGTGTACGATAAGTTCTCGGTCGCTTTGCAGGTTCGTAGGTTCTGGAATGATACCGGTGTAACTATGGACATTTTCAGATTAGAAAATGCTGACGGCTACGGTCTACGGGTGTACTACGATGGTGTCAGCATTAAGGTTGACTTTACGGACGGTACAGAAACAGAGTCTGTTTCTTACACTGAGGTACCTGCGTTTGGTGAGTGGCATGTTGTCGTAGTTAGGCGTGATCCTGAGGCTGGGCTTGTTTTGAACGTGGACGGCGTGGATGTACAGACTGCCACGATTAGTGCGACCCAAACTTTCGCTGATCCGGTTAACCTTGGTCGGATTGGTCAGGGCGCTGGTAACACTTTCAATTCTCGGTTTGCGTTGTCGCACTTTGCAATATTTGATAGGTATGTAGAAGACAATGAAATTACGCTCTTAAACAGCGAAATTTCGTAGTACAATATCTTGTAGGAGGCTTAATTATGACTATTTCAACCACAGCACGGCTTGGTATTACACGCTGGACTTCAGGCGCTGATGCGTTTACTCGTGCAGATATGGATGACTCACACAACGAATTAGAGTCCAGAGTTGCTGGTTTTGATAACGGCGGTAGTCAGCCGACTGGGAGTTCGGTTAAGGCCGGTTTCTTCCACTACACCACGACTGATTCTGCCGTTGGTCAGTTGTCGTACTGTAACGGCGACACTTATTTCGATATTGCTGCGCCGGGTGCGGCTGTTTCGTTAGATGGTGCTTTGGCTAGTGGTACCGCCACAACTTTTGCTCGTTCTGATCATAAGCACTCTTTGGATGACAGTATTGTTACGACAGCTAAGATTAACGATGCTGCTGTGACTACGGTGAAGATTGCGGACTCAAATGTTACTAATGCTAAGGTTGCTTCTGGTTTGTCTGCGGATAAGTTGACGACTGGTGTCCTTCCTGATGCTCGTATTGCTTCTGGTGCTATTGCTACGGTTAAGTTGGCTAATGGCGCTGTTACGAACGCTAAGTTGGCTTCGACTGGTTTGGATGCTACGAAGTTTACGACGGGCACGCTTGACTCCGCTCGTATTGCATCAAACTCTATTACTAACGCACAGATTTCACATATGGCTGCTAACTCGGTTAAGGTTAGGAACGCTGGTTCTACTGGCGATCCCGGCGATCTTGCAATTGCTGCTAACCGTGTTTTGGGTCGTGATGGCTCAAATAATCTGAGTAGCACGCAAATCAAAACAGACATGATCGCTACTTCTGCTGTTTCTTACGCTAAGATGCAAAACATTTCTAGTGGTTACAGTATTTTAGGTAAGACAGGTACAGGGGCTGGTAATGTTGCTGAAATCACAGCAGGGACAGATTCTGTTCTGCGTCGTGATGGTTCTGGTAACTTGGGGTTTGGTAAGATTGACGGTAATCATATCACTAGTAACTCTATTACTGCCACGCAGATTAATGCTAACGCTGTTGGTTCATCTGAGTTGGCTAACAGTGCTGTTGATACTGCTGCGATTCAAAACTCCGCTGTTACTGGTGCAAAAATTCTAAACGATACTATTGCTTTAGGGACGAAAACCACTGGCGCATATGTTCGCCGTATTATTGCTGGAACGAGTATCGGTGTGTCAAGTAACGATACCGAGACTTCTTCAGTGACTATCGAGCATGGAAACACTTCTAACCTAAACGGCTTCTACGGCGGCAACAATAACGCTAATGTTATTGAAGATATTACTGTTGACTCTAACGGTCATGTCACTGGTGTAGGTACCCGTGACATGGATACTTTTTTCTTACGTAAGGGCAATTCCTACGGCGATTCAAGTGCTAACAATGGTCGGAGAATTTACGTCCAGTCAGGAACCCCTGCTGTTGGCTCGTCTGGTAACCTATGGTTCCAGATTTAAAGGAACATTATGGCGATTTACGGAAGTAACGGCAGCAGTTGGCGACCAGTAGCAAGCGGAGATTTAAAAGCATCTAACGGTTCGTCTTGGAAAACAGTGAAGAAAGCCTATCGTAGTACAGGTTCCTTTTGGGACGAAGTTTACGTTGGCTCCGATCCACAAACCTACTATTTTGTAAGTAGCGGCACGAAAGCGGCCCGTGGGACGGTATGGAAAACAAATTCAAATCAGGGCGGCGCAGCCTATCCTCAAATTAGCCGATATGAGACTAGCTATGGTGTTTTTCCTTGGTATGGTCTTATCAACTTTTACTTGGACACGTCGGGCGTTTCTTTAGCGACGAGAATGGCGGAACGCCCTATAGTTAAGTCAGCCTACTTCAATGTTATGCGATGGGGTTCGGGCGGGTTTGGTTCGGGCTACGGGAACTTTTACCTTGGCAGGTACCAAGGAAATTACTATGCAAACACACCTAGTAATACACTTTGCGACTTTTCTGCTTATGTTGGTAAAAACTATAATCAGACACCAAGCGGGCGGGTAGGTACGACTGTTTACTACAACGACGGATATCTCACGAGGTCTGAGTTTATTGGTGGCGACCCCATAGGTTTCCCTAATCAGGGAAATATTGCGGGCAATGGTTTGGAGCTTGGAGGTCACCGCCAAAGCTTAGTCAGTCACTTAACTGGCGGAGCGTTGTGTATGTCACACACCCTGTCTAACCACGGTGGAAGCCGAGGGCTTGGCAGTCTGTACGCTGCAAGCTATGCAGAACAGGCAAACTATTGGAACTTTTGGCCTGCCGGTGCAATGGTCTACGGTGTACACATTGGCCCTACGTTGATTGTTACGTTAGATTACGTTTAAGACTCCGAAAGGGGGGAATACGAGAGGGGTATACAATGTGGGTACAATTTTTAAACATGACTGTGCCCGCTTTGGTTGGTTCGGCGGTCACGTTTAGCGGAATTATTTTTTCAAACCGTCGAAAAACTCAAAAGCTAAACTTAGATATGGATGCTGCACAAGATATTGTCTGGCTAGACTTAGTGAAGCAAAGTCGTATAGAATACGCATTACAGAGAAAAGAAAACAATCGGCTAAGGTATATAAGCCATCATCTGCAAGAGGAGATTTCGGTCTTAGAGCAAAAAAATGCTGATATGCAAGCAGAATTGTTGAGGCTACGTTCACTATATGATTAGGAGAGTTACATGTCAGAAGATGTTGTGCCGTGGAGTGAGCGTAGCGATGATGAGTCAGTAGATGATTTGCTAGGTCTGCTTGCTGACGCCTTAGAAGAAACTAAATCTCCCACAAAGCACGGAACCCCTAGTGAAGTGGTGGACGAGTTAGTTTCCAACGTTTTTGATTCCCGAGGCGAGACCGGCATTTTAGGTCATTTTATTTTTGCTGGCGAAGTTATTGATGAAGACGGTACTGCTCACTTAATGGTTGTCACGTCAGACAACATGCCTGAGTGGGTGGCCCGTGGCATGATTATGGCTGCGGATGATTACATTGCCGGGGGTGCGATTGATGACTGCGGCTAGGGCTGACTTTTTTTGCACTCCGGGTTCCGATTTTACAGGCACAATTACTGTACAGAATCCAGATTTAGCTGTGGCATCGTTACAGTACTGGGGATCACGTATGCAGGTGCGTAGGTCATATAGATCAGATTCTGCTCTCATCGAACTATCTACCACGAATGGTAGGATTCAGCATGACTCAGAAACTGCTAAAATAACATTAAGTTTATCGGCTAGCGAAACAAGTGGCTTAGAACTTGGTGATCATGTGTACGACCTTGAGGTTTATTCAACTGGCTCCAAGCCTGCTATTGTGAGGCTAATTAAGGGCACGTTTAGTGTGGAGTAAAAATGGCAGACTATACTGTAACTGTTGAAGATACGGCGGGCAACATTGTCACGGCCCAAGACATCGTTAATGCTATCACCATTTCGGAAACTGATGCTAACGCAGTTACTGTTGTTGCATCTACGTTCATTAATGATGCTGGTGCATCGTCTAACTTATTTTATGCTGCCTCTCCCCCTGCCGACTCTTTAGGTGACGAAGGAGCTTTTTATATTGACACTTCTTCGGGTAATCTTTGGGGACCGAAGGGCGAAACGTCGTGGGGGAACGATCCTTTACCGTTGATCCCTAAACGGTTTACTTTCACACAGGCGTCTGCTGCTAGTTCTTGGTCAATTGCGCATACTTTGGATGGTTTCCCGTCTGTAACTGTTGTAGATTCTGCGGGGACAGTGGTGGTTGGTACGGTATCATATAATAGTACAAGCAGTGTGACAGTTTCGTTTGAATCTGCATTTGCGGGTAAAGCGTACCTAACATAAGTTTGGAGAGGCAATGGCTCAAAAATTCTTAACTAATCTTGATCTAAATAAGAATGAGTTGCAGAACGCTAAGATTCAGAATCTTGGCACTGCTCCTAGTTCTCCTGAAGATGGTCAAGTTTACTTTGATACGGGCGACAACGCTCTAAAGATTTATGACGGTACCTCGTGGATTAACCTTCACGAAGGTGACATTTCTGGCGTTACTGCGGGCACTGGGTTGTCTGGCGGTGGTACCAGTGGTACGGTTACAGTAAACTTAGCGGACACTGCTGTTTCGGCAGGCTCGTATGGCTCTGCCACTTCTATTCCTACATTTACGGTGGATGCACAAGGCCGCTTGACTGCGGTTAGCACAGCCTCCATTTCAACCAACCTTGCGTTCACAGATGACAACACCACGTCTGCTAGTGTTGCCCTTAATGGCGGCACACTGAGCATTCTTGGCGGCACTGGTGTCAGCACGTCTGCTAACGATTCTTCTGATTCACTTACGGTTTCAATTGGTCAGGCGGTAGGCACTACTGCTGATGTTACGTTCAACTCTGTTACTGCTGATCTGACAGGTGACGTTACGGGTAACGCAGATACAGCGACTGCTCTTGAAACTGCTCGCACCCTCGGCGGAGTCTCGTTTGACGGCACAGCGAACATCGACCTTCCAGGCGTAAACACGTCGGGCAATCAAGACACTTCAGGCAATGCGGCTACGGCCACTGCGCTTGAAACGGCCCGCACTATCGGACTTTCTGGTGATGTTACTGCCTCGGGCGTAGCTTTTGATGGAACAGGTAACATCACTTTAACTACAGCGATGGCAAATAATAGTGTCGATCTTGGGACGCATACTACCGGAGATTATGTTCAGAATCTTGTTGCTGGAACCGGTGTATCTGTTTCGGTTACTTCTGGTGAAGGCCAGACTCCTACTGTGGCGATTGGTCAGGCTGTAGGGACTAGCGACAATGTAACTTTCAATGATCTTACGGTATCTGGCGATCTGACGGTCAGCGGTACGACGACAACTATTAACACTGCTACCCTTTCTGTTGAAGACTCTCTTATCATTTTAGCTAGTGGTAACGATGCTGCTGATTCGGTGGACATTGGTTTTTACGGCCTTTACGACACCTCGGGTTCACAAGACCTATACGCTGGCCTTTTCCGTGACGCTTCAGACGGTAAGTTCCGTTTGTTTAAGGATTCGCAGGCGGCTCCGACCGGTACCGTGGATATCGGCGGTACGGGCTATTCGATTGCTTCGCTTGTCGCCAATATTGAGGGTGACATTACTGGGAACGCTGGTACGGCTACGGCGCTGGAAACTGCTCGCACTATTGGCGGTGTATCGTTTGATGGGACAGCTAATATTGATCTGCCTGGCGTCAATACGTCGGGTAATCAGGATACGTCAGGCAACGCAGCTAGCGCTACTGCCCTAGAGACTGCCCGCACAATTAACGGTGTTTCTTTTGACGGTACAGCAAATATTACTGTAACTGCGGCAGCGGGTACACTCACTGGTACGGAGCTAAACTCTTCGGTTGTTACTTCTTCGTTGACCTCTCTCGGTACCATTGCTACAGGTGTGTGGGCTGCTACGGATGTTGCTGTTGCCCACGGCGGTACGGGCGCTTCTGATGCGGCTGGAGCTAAAACCAATCTAGGGTTTATGACCCGGTATGCGGCGACAATTGGAAATAACTCCGACGCTGCAATCGCCGTGACACACAGCCTCGGGTCTGAGGATGTAATTGTCGAAGTCTACGACGCCGCCACTAAAGAAACTGTTATTTGTGATGTTGACCGTACAAGTGCTAACGAGGTCACATTGACGTTCTCCTCAGCCCCCGACACTAACGCTCTCCGGGTCGTTATTATTGGCTGATAAGATGTCACGGGAAAACAAACCGTGGCGCTACGGGTCCATGCGACAGTGAGGATCAGTAGTTACTCCGCCGTGCAGGCGATTACCCGACAAGGGGTGGGGCTGGTTGTAGAATCCGCCCCACCTCTTGTGCTAGAATAAGGGTAGTACTACTGATGTGCTTGAGGGCACACTGTTCTAAGGATCGGTTGAGGCCGTGGCAAGAAAATTCAAGACTCCTATAACTATTGACGATTTAGGCTCTGCTTCTTCGCAGGCGCTGGCTGCTAATGTAGATGGTGATTCACAGAATCGTATCAATATTGATGCGGGCGGTAAGATTACTTGGGGTTCTGGTTCTGCCACTGGCGACACAACACTTTACAGGGCTACCGCTGATACTCTGAAGACGGATGATGCTTTCACTGCCACGTCTTTGGCTGTTACGGGCCAGTTTACTTTCCCTACGTCGGATGGTTCTGCGGATCAGGTTATTACGACTAATGGTTCTGGTACGTTAACTTGGTCTGATGTTTCTGCGAATGCGTCGGTGTCTGAGACCCCTCCGTCGTCTCCGGCGACTGGTCAAATTTGGTACGAGTCGGACACGGGCAAAACATTTGTTTATTATGATTCGTTTTGGATTGAGGTTGGTGCATCGCCACCTTCGTCTCCTTTTATTACGGATTTGGATGAAGATACGAAGATTCAGGTTGAGGAGTCTTCGGATGAGGATAAGATTCGTTTTGATACTGCTGGTTCGGAGCGGATGATTATTGATGCGTCGGGCAATGTCGGTATCGGTACAACCTCTCCTGCTTACAAATTAGATGTGGCCGGAGACATACACATCAGCAACGCAGACCCGTATTTGATCTTTACTGACACGGACACGAACGCAGAATCTCGGATTTCCGCATCTTCTAGTGTCGGATCATTGATTATTGATGCTGACTTCAGCAATGAACAGGCTGGTACGAATATCGTCTTTAAGAGCGACGGCGTTGAGCGTATGCGTATCAACGATTCTGGCAATGTCGGTATCGGTACAGCGTCACCTAGCGCAGAGTTGGATATCAAGGGTGCATCTAATCCTGAGATTCGTTTCCAGTCAACGGACAGTAGCGACCCGTTTATCTATTTTGGCGATCAGGTTGATGCTGTTCGTGGCGGTATCGGTTTTGATACTTCTGCTAACCAGTTGCAGTTGCGAGGCTACAACAACAGCACTCGGATAGCGATTGACTCCTCTGGCAATGTCGGTATCGGCACCACGTCGCCTAGCGATTTGTTGCATATTGACGCTGGTACTTCTGGAGCCATAAAAATTGGTACAACTGGTGGGCGTATTGCTGCATTAACCGCTAATGATTCAGAACCATACTTGTCTGTTGGGTCAACTTCGTCTCATTCTTTTGCAATAATGACTAATGGCTCTCGGCGCTTAATTGTTAATTCGTCTGGCAATGTCGGAATTGGTGATAGTTCACCGTCGTACACGTTAGATGTTAACGGTACGGTTCGCTCTGTTGGCAAGTTGACGGCGGCAAACGGTATCGACGGATTGACGTTAGCTAACGACGGCATCGCTGGCGACAACTACAACATTACTGGCGTCAACCAGATGACGATCAACGACGAGGGCGAGGGCATCGCCTGGCCGAACGTCACGATGTATCAGGAGCCAGGAGACACAGACCGCCTGACGTTGACAGGCCACTTCGCACCATCCGCTTCCAACACTTACGACCTTGGTACGTCGTCGGATTTTTGGCGGAATGCCTACATTGCTGGCAACATCTACATGGGCGCAAACGACTACATTGATTACGACGACTCAACTAACTACTTTAAGTTGATTGCTGACGGGTCCGTCCGTCACGAGTTTTACCCTGGCCGCATCAAGGTGCTCAACACCGGTTGGTGTACGCTGGGTGCGGACAGTACTTGGGGTCGCCTTGAAACTGACCGTGGCAAGTTCTACATCAACAAAGAAATTTGGGTTGATGAAGGCAAGGTGTCGTCATACAACGAAAACTTGTCGCTACAAGACTCCGGTACGACGGTTATGACGTTGGACGCTGCGGCGAACGTAAACGGTTCGGCGCTGATCTATCAGGGACAGGTAGACAGCTACACGGACGCAGGTAAGAAAGCAGGGTTGCGTATCGTTAGCCGTTCTTCTTCCAGCGAGGCGACGGGCGGGCTGACTGGTTTTCTTTGTCAGACTACGTACAGCACTGATCGTCACGTGCATGGCCGAGTATTTTGGAGTAGCGGCGACGTAATGACTTGGCGTAACTATGAGAACACGGCGTGGACCGGACATCAAGCGGCGTTCTATACGGTCAGTTCAAGTGCCGAAACGAAGGAGCGTATTCGCACCGGCAGGGACGAGCGTGGCGTGTTGGACTACGCTGTACCAGGTCCCCGCAAAATGGCGTTCAAGCAGGCACGCAAGTTGCGTCCGGTGATCTTTGATGACGCCGTTCAGGAAACTCTGTATGAGTGGGACGGATGCCCTGATGGGCTTCATGAAACTCGTGACGAATGCACTGAAGCCAAGTGTGACGGAAAAGACAACATGATCAAGAAGTTGCACGTGTGCGACGACTACCTGTGTGGGGGAACTAACGAAGAGCCATGTTGGCTGATTGAGCGGCATGTTGACCGTCCCGGCTTGATTGCTGAGGAAGTTAAGGAAATCTATCCGAAGGCTGTTTCACGAGACGCCCACGGCGGTCACCTTGGTATTGATTACGCTGTCATTACAACCGAACTTATTAATACGGTAACCCATCTGTTAGAGGATAGAGACGAGATGCGAGATCGAGCGGCGGCAGCTATTCACGCTCGTCGTAGGGCTGAGAGAAGTGTGGCTGACCTAGTGGCTCGTATTGAAGTATTGGAGAATAACTAATGGCTATCAATTTTCCTGATTCCCCATCCGTAAACGACACCCACACAGTCAGCAACCGTACATGGCAATGGAACGGAACATACTGGTCTATCGTGGTCAGTAGCGCTTCTGGTGCCATAGCGACGACAGAGTACGTGGACTCAACTGTTGAAACTGGTGTGCGTTGGAACGAGGCTGTAGACTTAGCGACTGCGGCTGTGCTTCCTAATTCTCCCACGTATGACAATGGTTCTTCTGGTGTTGGGGCTACGCTTACGGCTGGCTCTAATGCACGTATCGCTGTTGATGGTGTGAATGGTACGGTGGGTGATAGGGTTCTTGTTAAGAATCAGGCGGCTGCGGCTCAGAATGGTATTTATGCGGTCACAACTCAGGGTGATGGTTCAACTGCGTATGTGTTAACTCGTGCGACCGATAATGACTCAAGTCTTTATGCTGGTGATGCTACGTGGGTTTTGGGCGGATCGTCTAACGCTAATCAGGGTTTTATCCTTACGTCTGAGGGTAGTGGTACTAATGAGGTGCATACGCTCGGTACGGATTCTTTGACGTATACACAGTTTTCGGGTGTCAGTTCTGTTACTGCTGGAACAAATTTGACGAAGACAGGTAACACGATTAACCTTGATGCTTCTTTGACTGGTTTGTCGGCTGTTACGTCTACTGCGTTTACGGGCGGTTTGACTGGTGATGTCACTGGCGATTTGACTGGTAATGTTAGCGGTAACGTGACTGGTAACGTGACTGGTAATCTCACAGGCGGTGTGACTGGCGATGTGACTGGTAATCTCACAGGCGACGTGACTGGCGATGTGACTGGCGATGTTACCGGTGATGTTACGGGCACATCATCCCTTGCGACAAGTGTGACTGTTACTGCTAATAACTCTACTGATGAAACAGTTTATATCACATTTGTTGACGGTGACACGGGTACGCAGGGTGTCGAAACCGACACGGGGTTGACTTACAATCCGAGTACTGGAGTTATTGGAACTACTTCTGTGACGGGTAATCTGACTGGTAACGTGACCGGCAACGTCACGGGCGACGTGACAGGCGATCTAACTGGTAATGCAACCGGCAACCTTACGGGTAATGTCACGGGCAACGTGACTGGTGATGTGACTGGTGCCCTTACTGGCAACGTTACGGGTAACGTGACGGGCGATGTGACGGGTGATGTGACTGGTGCTCTTACTGGTAACGTGACTGGCGATGTGACGGGTGATGTAACTGGCAACGTGACGGGTAACGTGACGGGTGATGTGACTGGTGCTCTTACTGGCAACGTTACTGGCGATGTGACGGGTGATGTCGCAGGGGACTTAACTGGAGATGTTTTTGCATCCAACGGAACAAGTAAGATTTTAGATAACGGAACTGACGGCACAGACGCTCAACTTACGGGTAGTGTTGTCGGTGATGTTACTGGTGACGTGACAGGAAATATCACATCTTCTGGAACATCTACGTTCTCAGGCACAGTAAACCTTAACGGTGCAACGGTTTCCAATGCGGCGTTTAACTTAACGGGCGATCTGACAGGCAATGCAGACACTGCAACGTCGGTGAATCAGATGACAATTACTGCAAACAACTCTACTGATGAGACAGTTTACTTAACTTTTGTAGATGGGGCGACAGGCAGTCAAGGGTTAGAAACCGACACGGGCTTGTCGTATAATCCTAGCACGGGTGTTCTCACTACCACGACTCTGGCAGGAAACATCACCGGGGACGTAACTTCAGGTAATCTTCAGTTTGGTATTGCAGGGGATAATGAAATTGATACGTCTTCAGGTAATCTCACACTTGATTCTGCTGGGGGTACCGTTGCAATTGACGATAATGCTACGATTGCTGGAGATTTGACGTTAACTTCAACAGACGCTGGTTCTTCAGCCGGACCCATTATTGAGCTTTACCGCAACTCTTCGTCTCCTACCGCCGCTGACTATCTTGGACAGATTCAGTATTCCGGTGAGAACTCAAACGGCGGAACAGAAATTTACGCTAAAGTTACTGGTAAAATTCTTGATGCTACACACACCACTGAAGACGGGTTGATTGAGACAGCGATCAAGGGTGGCGGCTCCTTCACAATTGTTAGTAGACAAAGGGCCGACGAACTACAGTTAATTAATGGTGTGGGTCTTTCAGTAGCTGGTGATGTGACAGTCTCGGGAAACCTAACAGTTGACGGCACCACATCGACCATTAATTCTACCACGATTACTGTAGATGACAAAAACATTGAACTAGGTTCTGTTGCCAGTCCCAGTGACACAACTGCGGACGGTGGTGGTATCACTCTTAAGGGCGCAACGGATAAAACTTTCAACTGGGTAAATGCTACTGATTCGTGGACTTCATCAGAACATATTGATCTTGCATCGGGTAAAGCATTCTACATCAACAATACTTCTGTTCTGTCGGCTTCAGCGCTTGGTACGGCTGTTGCAGTTTCGCTGCTTTCGACTACTGCCTCTTCTTCGGAGGGCCGCATTGCGTGGGATGCCACGAATGACAAGATTATTGTTGGCGATGGCTCTACACAGCGTGAGTTTGCGTCCTCTACCTTAAAGACCAACGCACAGACTTCAAGTTGGACACTCAGCTTGGTTGACAAGGATAAGCTTGTGGAAATAGGTGCAGGCGGCGCTAACACTGTGACGGTTCCGCCTAACTCTTCAGTTGCTTTTCCGATAGGCACTCAAATTACTGTGTTACAGACTGGTGCTGGGCAGACCACGCTTACTGCGGGGGCGGGTGTTACTGTTAACGGGACGCCAGGACTTAAGTTGCGTGACCAGTGGTCATCTGCTACACTAATAAAAAGAGGCACAGATACGTGGGTTGCTGTTGGCGACCTTTCTGACTAAGGTGTAGAGGTATGGCTGTAGGCAAAGATGTAGGGCAAGGCGGTAAGCTGCCCGAGAGCACTGTAACTAAATCTCCGGGGCAGTCTGGCGGAGGTACGCCTCTCATTGGCAACTCAACTGCCAACGACGTGACGTTTGGTATTACTGCGTCCTACACAGGTAAAGGCAACACAGCAGATATCCGGGCCTGGACTAACACTACTGGACCTGCCGGTTCTGACACTGCGGGCAAGGGTGGCCCTTCCGCTACTTCTGCGGGTGCGGCTAACGTAGCGCAGGGGGTAGAGCAGGACTGTACGTTTGACGTTGTTACCTCTCACACTTCTGCGCAAGATGAGGTGAGGGCAGGTTTTGCTTACACGTTCATGCGGTCCACTATTGCGGAAGACGGCACTACAGAGACTGAAGAAATCGGTGATTTCATTCCAGTCAAAAAGCCCTCCACTTTGAACACTATTAGTGCTACTACTGGTGATGACGCTAGTACTACTGTTTCTTGGACAGCACATACTGTAGGTAACTTCGGCGCATCGGATTCCAGTTCAGACTACTATGATGAAAGTTACGACAACTATATCAAGTTGGAGGTTACCCCTGCGGGTGGCAGCGCTTCAACAACAACTATTACAAACTCTCCTACGTCTTCGTCTAAGGTTCTCTCTGGCTTGACTAATGGTACTGAGTACAGTATCCGAGGTAGGTTAGAAAACGATCATATTGTTGGAAACTGGTCGAATACTGTAACGGTCACCCCTGTGGCTCCACCTTACTTCCCCCCGTTCTTTCCGCCCTTTTTCCCACCGTTCTTCCCGCCGTTCTTCCCCCCGTTCTTCCCGCCGTTCTTTCCCCCGTTCTTCCCGCCTTACTTCCCGCCGTTCTTCCCACCGTTCTTCCCGCCTTACTTCCCGCCCTTTTTCCCACCGTTCTTCCCGCCTTACTTCCCCCCGTTCTTCCCGCCCTTCTTCCCGCCTTACTTCCCCCCGTTCTTCCCGCCCTTCTTCCCACCGTTCTTCCCACCGTTCTTCCCGCCTTACTTCCCACCGTACTTTCCCCCGGCGTTCAAGTAAGGATTGACTTCGCCGGGAGTGTGCGTTAGAATAACGGTATGGAAGAAGTTTCAATTATCCCTTCAGGGTACTTTGGTGACAGTTCTAACAACATCGTTGTGTTTGAAAATTTTATTGACCCTGACGATCTAAGTCTGGTTCAGGCTTTCTTACCCACGATTGATGAATGGGACAACGGTAAAGATACGGAGTACGACGAGAACGGTGTATGCATTTATGATGCTGCCTATTGGAATGATCGTATGTGCAGTGGTGGGATTATAGGACGAAAGAATCCTGTGGTGTACCAGACTATTGAAAAATATATTGAAAAGATGGCCGGTAAAGTGCAGGAGTTTTTCAACGTTAAAGTGTCATCACGTAACCCTGTTTTGATGCGATGGTTTGAGGGTATTGAGCAACAGCCGCACGCTGACAAAGAGCTAAATTGCGGAAGCCCCAATCCTTTTCCCACGTATGACCTCAACTCTCTAATTTATTACAACGACGATTTTACTGGTGGGGAACTGTACTTCCCTGACCACGATATTGAAATTACCCCAAAGCCAGGTTTGGCAGTAATGTTCGTAGGTGATCGAAACTATCTTCATGGGGTCCGCACGGTAACGAGTGGTGAACGCTGGACCACGCCGTCGTTTTATACTGTTGTGGAGAACTATAACGAGGGGGCCTGGTGAAAGAGCGAGATGGTGTAGTAGTTGTACCTGATTTTTTAGCTCCTGACACTGTTGCGCTGTTTACCGAAGAAATATCCAAGCTCCCTCGTCACGATATTGAAGACCACTTATACGATAAGTGTGTTCAGATGGGTGAGAGCGATGTCTTGAGTCCCTTGATGGGAGACTTAAGATCAAATGTTAAAGAGTTTATTGAAGACTACTATTCATGTGTGGTCGGGCATGAAGAACTAGCCTCGCTAGTTAGTGGGCTTCCCGGATGGGAGTTACAGCTTCACGCTGACACCCTTCAAGATACGGCCTTGAACTTAGGAACTTACGGAGGCTACCCCTCCCGTGACATTTCCACGCTTCTGTATTTTAACGATCACGGCACCGATTTTACTGGTGGTGATCTTTTTATGCCGAATCAAGATTTGTTTATTTTTCCAAAAGCAGGGACACTGGTTGCGTTCCCAACAAGCGAAAAGTATCTGCATCAAGTGGCTAAAATTCAGTCTGGTGAGCGATTAAACATCACTACGTTTTGGCATGTCCTAGAAAGATTTGACTCTACCCGATACGTCTGATACGATAACAGCATGAGTTACGGTAACTATAGCGCAGCATCCGAGTTTGACTATGAATATATTGGTAATCCACAGTTGGGGATTGTTGTTTACAAAAACTGTTTAGATGGAGTAGACTACGTTCCTGACCGTTTACATGCTGCGCTCGATGATAGTTCACACGATTACTTTAAGTGGCACGAGTCGTTAGTGGGTGAGGGCGTAAAAATGCCTGAGTACCGGGATTGTACCGACTTTAAGATGGCTGAGGAGTACATCCCTAATACGCCGCCTTCATTTTCGGAGATCAACAATGTGTACACAGATGTTGCGGGCCGGATTAAGTCTGGATTGAATCACTATCAGAGCATGTACAACATTACTATGCGCTACATGGAGGCAATCAACTTTGTTCGGTACGGGCCAGGGGAGCACTTCGCAGTGCATACTGACCACGGATTTTCTTACATTTGTACGGTATCTAACATTGTGTACTTTAATGACGGGTACGAGGGTGGGGAGCTACACTTTCCGCTGCTGGACATTTCGTATAAGCCTGAAGCGGGTGATTCAATATTTTTCCCTTCAACGTACATCTACGCTCATGCATCTCTGCCGGTGACATCAGGGTTCAAATACGCTGCGGTAACAATGTTTGACTACAACGATGACTCACATCAGCATGGTGGGTTCTCACGAGACTTCGGGCAGTCTTCTGAGCAACCTGCTCAGCCTGCCTTCCCTGAGGGCGGTCAGACACAGCCTGAAAGTAGCCCGACACAGGTAGCCGCCTTTGATGAAGAGCAGTTACGCAAAATTATTTACGATGAGATTCACAAGTACGCTGTTGCTAGTTGGGAAGCCAATCAGGGCTACACACAAGATCAGATGAGGAAACAATGAGCAAACTAACTCTTTTGCGTACCCATCAAGGTTCGCCGGAGATTCAACAGTCACGGCTTATGCGTGGCTGGATGGACGACACTTACAATAAACACGCTTACCGCTGCTTGCCTTTGTCTATGGCAAATGTGAACGGTTGGGAAATTTTGTTACCGTGTGATGTTGTCGTAAAGTGGGATGGGGGTGACACTGTTCCCACACTTGTCTCGGGCGGAGAGTACAACAACCGTATGGTTGCGGACTGCAATAAGATAGGCATGGTCGATTTTCCGTTGGGTTGGGCATTCAATACTGACGAGGGCTATCATACGTGGGTAACTGGGTCCCCTAACTATTTTGTAGAGGGCGCTGTCCCGCTGTCTTCAATCATCCCTAGCGACTGGTGGCCGGATGAAGTTCCAACGGCTTGGAAACTGACGGAGCCAGGTAAAGAGGTTGTGTTTCCTAAGGGTATGCCGTTCGCATTCTTTTTCGTTTTTGATACAAACCTTATGCCTGCTATTGAGTGTAATGTTGAGAATTTATGGGATAAGCCCGATTTGATGGAAAGCCGTATGCGCTACAGCGAGGCCAAGATGAAGAAGATGCAGGAAGCGCCGTGGACTTGGATGAACGGAATCCGTACAGGGTTAGACGAGCAAGGCAATCAGATTGGCCCACGCTACGAGGGGTCCGTGAAATTAGACGTACCAGAAGTGCCGGAGGTATCATGGCATACGCAATGAATGTACACACCCCTCTGGGTATTGAGAAGTTCTTGTTGGATTTACCCACGGAAGATAACTGTGGGAGCGCCCACATGCTTAAGGGTAGTTTAGATTTTACTTCGTTCAACAAAATGAATGAGACTTATGTTTTATCTGCATTTACTGAGGTCCCATTTAGCTGCTTGGTTAGAGTACAGTGTACACCTAGTGATGAAACGTTGACCGGGGTTGTTGAGATTGGTGATAGTGACACAGGCGAAATCATGTTCTCGTGCCCTATCGACGGACAAGTTTCTAGCAATCCGCATCCTTGGATTGATCAACATGCTGCTTGGAGCGAAAAATATAAATGGAGGGACCAATGAGCGTTTATGATGTGCAGATGAAGTCAATTGATGGCAAAGCAGACTTCATGCAACAATTTGATGGTAAGGTGACGCTGGTCGTGAACATTGTGTCAAAGTTGGGGTATACTCCCCAGTGCAGCACCTTCTGGTCTTTTGGACGCACGACACGCCAGTTGTGGCAGTTACAGAAAGTTCATGACGAGTTTAAAGATCGTGGGTTTAGCGTTGTTGGCTTCCCCTGCAATCAGTTCGGGCAGATGGAGCCTGGTGAAAACGAGGAGATTTCTGAGTGGGTAAAGCAGACGTATCCATTTGTTAATTTTCCGCTGTCTGAAAAAATTGAAGTTAACGGTAAGGGCGGAAGTCTAGTGTACTCTGCTTTACTGGGTAACGTGACCCGTGTTAAGGATGCGTCTCCTGCCGACACTTCAGAGGCGGCATATTTAGGCTGGAACAAGTCGGGTGGTGCAGTCGCCCGTATTCCGCACAGTTGGGAAAAGTTTGTTGTCAGCAGGAGCGGTGAGATGATTACTCGTTTCAATTGGCAGAGCGATCCGCTAGACGACGTTCCTCTAACTACTGGTGAAAGTTGGACAATCCGAGAGTGCATTGACGAGGTACTGGACTACTAAACGGTATAATAGTAGTAGCGAAAGGTACTTTTATGCGTTTAAGAAACAGTGTGCAGAAAATTGCGCTTGAAGATAAGTTGAGTCGGCTTCGTCCATTTTTAGAACAGTCTATGCGGCTGGAGGGTATTGATCCTGACGAGTATCCAGATGTTCAGGATTTAATTGATACAATTCCGGGCATGATGCCCATCATTAATGATGGCGATCCAGTTAGATTCAGAGGAGGTTATAGGCTGTGGGCGTCGGTGCCACGTACCGACCATCCCGATCATTGGATGAATGCGCTGTGCTCTTCTACAGAGACGCATATGCCTATGACCGTAGACGAGTTATATGGTAGAGAAGACTACAAGTCTACTGTTCTGGACCACACGGGTTCTGATTTTCTGAGAATGATTGAAAAGCATTTAACTCTGTTACACCACGAAGGGCTGGCTCATATCATTTATACGCAAGTTGACTCTGATGTGGGTGCAGGAATTATTGAAAAGTTACAGATGACTCATCCGTACACTGCTGCCTGCTCTTTGCATGAGTTCTTTAAACTTTTACTGGAGTGGCAGTGGGCTTTGCTGTACGCAGATAACACCGAGCCGGTTGCTCAGTTAGCAAGTGACGTGTTGGAGTATTTTGAATTGCATGTTGACGAAGAGGATTCTAACGAAATTGTTCGGGATTTGATGGCTCTTCCCGATATGCAGGTGGCACAATATGTGAGAACGGGGGAGTGTTCTCTGAATCAAGTTACCCCCGACATGCCTTTGTCTTTCAGGCTCTGGGCGGCAACGAAGAATCTGATGGAAGAGCCTCGCCCGATACTTGCGCAACTATACATTGATTGTGTATCATATAAGAACATCGAGAAAGATTTAGGAAGATTGTGAGAAACCTATGGCTGTAACAGTTTCCGATGCCCAGCGGCAAAAAGCTAAAGAAAAAGCAATGGATTTTTTAAATCAAAACATTGTGTCTATGGCGATGATGCTGAACATTGATCCGAGCACACTAACGTCAAGCTATGTTATTCCGGTGTCCGAGAATGACACTGATTACCCTGCGTATCGTTCGCTTTTGACGATGGTAGGCAACTTGGAAGCCTTGGAATCATGAAGAAGTATGTCGTCGTTGATAGCTCCGTGGAGCGAGAGGCCGCAGCAGACGGTGTAGATATTAACGCCTTTGGGGAGTCTGACCAAGGCCCAGAGCCGACAGACGCTTCTCGGGTGTCTGAAGAGCCTGTAAAGTTCGATTCGTCCACGACTGCGTGGAATGTGCCTTCGGGCGAGGGCTTCCTTTGTCATTTCTACTCCGGTGACACTGATCCGTTAAGGACTTCTTTACCGTTGTCCGCTGAGAGCTTAGACGAGTTTGCCGATGAGTAGGGTTGGGAATGCAAGTTCACCGGCTTATAATGCTGTAGCAGATTTGGCGCATGTGGAGCGAGAGTTAATTACGGTGATGTACTCTCTCGGCATGAATACAGAAACTATTTCGTCTTCTTCGTTTGATGAGATCGTTGCTGGTATTAAATCAACCTTCCCTTTCATTCGTTTAGAGCAGGGCCACACATTAGCTTCTAACGATGCATTGAAGGAAATTAACGTGTTATTGATGGTGAATGTGCGGCGACTGTGGCATCGCTGGCAGCTAGCGGAGAGTATTGTTAATGGATAAGATTCTAGGTAATAAGTTTTTAATTGCGAACGCACTGACTTACGAGTTTTCCAAAAACGCATCTCAGGAGCTTGACTACGATTTCTTTTCGGTGCATGATGATATTGTCCGGGCGGTTAACGCTGACTGGCGCTCTAAGAATCTTGACCGTCGTTCAATTGCGGTCGGCACCGACTTTTATATGCATGTGTGGGACTTGCTATCAGGCAAAGTTGCGGGCTGGAAAGAGATGGTTTACATTTCCACTGGTATCTACTCGCAGATGGTTGTCGATTTGATTAAACCGACTTCGGCGTTAGTTGCGTCACCCGATAGAAACTTTGACTTTGTTTCAGATTTAAACAGAAGGGGGTGTGCTTTAACTTTCTTAAATAACGATTGTTTACAGGCTTTTGAGGCGCATGTTCTCACACACCCTGAATACAAGTTCACTGGAGATTACACTGTAATTGAGTATGCCGAATTAGAAGCAATGACAGAGCCACAGTTTGATTTCGTTCACATGCACTCACCTGACCTTACTCTTAATCCTGCGCTGATCGGGAAGATTGTTGATATTACAAATTCCGGTGGGGCGCTGTATCTTTCAGGCGTGAACGAAATGATGCGTCTCTACTCTCCTGACTACTACATTGAGCCGTTGTACGACTTGTACGAGGCGCTTGATGAACGCACAGACATTACAAGCTACCATATCCCTCATGCAATTGGGTTCCAAATTTTAGTAAAGAAGTAACATGACCGACGACAATGTTCAGCCCGACGATTGGCGTAGTGGGGACCCCCATCCCGACACACCTGTTATTGATGATGCTGCTCTCAAGGAAATTGGTGAGTTTGAGGTAGAGGACTTGGGCGGCGGTGTTATGGTGTTCAGAAAGGCCGTTACAGGAGATACAGAAGAAGTATTCAAGTATATTGATGCACAGTCCGAGGTATCTCATCAGAACAGGTGGGAGTATATTGTTGGTGAGGACGGGGAAAAGTATGGCATCAACGAAGATGGTTTTAGATATCGGCCTGAAGATATTCCTGCAACACCCGTTCGGTTACTTCACCCTGTAACAAAAGACACGCCGGATGTCCCACGTGAGTTTTTTCACGGCATGGAGGACACGATTTACAAAGCGCTTCTGCGTTATATCGACTACTTCCCGCTGCTTGTTGGGTGCGTGTGGTGGAAAAATCGGGGGCACATTCTTCGTTATGCCGATGAAGGTATCTTGGGCGCTCACTGCGATAATGATACAAACTATAAAGTAACCGAGGGCGTGCGTTATATGCCTCGTGGGCAGATGGCCGCACGGCAGACTTGTGGATGCCTAGTGTATCTAAACGACTCTGTTGAGAGTGAAGACGAGTTAGACGGTACAAACTTTACTGGCGGAATGCTAGAGTTCTTTCATCTGGGTATTGAGTACAAGCCCAAGAAAGGCGACATCGTATTTTTCCCAACGAATTACATGGCGTCCCATCAGGTAAGCCGAATGGACGCTGGGGTACGTTATACTTATCTATCTTTCTTTGGTCAAGGCTCTCCGCACCAAGAAGGAAACATCAATATCGTAGAGCCAGACGACAGCTTTCAGTGGTGTCCCGCAATGTGGATGAATAACATTTACGATGATTATGAGCGGTACTGCAAGTCTGACTATTCTCGCTTTTCTACGGGCGAGGAACAGAACATCGGGATCAATCCCGTGTATCAGGGGCGGTGTGTGGCCCAGTACGGGGATACTCACGAGGCCGAAGAACTTGACGGGGCGGCTAACTGTGGTACGGAGGGTGCGCCGATTGAGCCATGATTGATGTAATTGATTGCTGTTACAGCGATGTAATTAACGATTCTGCATACTTTGCCGATAAGTTTCTACACGATGGGGTTTTTGGGTTGCGTGGATTACACGCTACCGAAGAAGAACAGTTAAACATTATTGTGGCGTTAGGTGACGAGATCGGGTGGGTTCCACGGACTGCTGACTTTGATCGGTCTTGTCTTCGCCGGTATGTTGAAGATCATTCGCACACGTTTGACTATGGAGAGCATACCGGCAGTGATCTTTCCGTGAATTGGCATTTAGAGCATGTTGAGGCATCATTAGAGAATTCTACAGTGGCAGGGTTCTGGAACATGCTTAAGTTTGATTGTTCGACGGATGTGGGGGCGACATACTTTAAAGATAACTCTAAGTTAGTTGAGGACTTGCCCGCAGAGGTGGTAAAGTTCTTACGGAAGTGTGTGATTTCTGACCAAGATATTGTGGACAGGAAGGGTCATAGGGCTTCTATCAATTTACGTCACGCAGTTGAGCGCCACCCGTTTAAAGATGCAGAAGTCATTAGAGTCTGTCAGGGGTATGTGTCTCTAGTTTCTTTTGACGGGCGTGATCCTTCACCTAGTGAGATAGATGAGCTTGAAGCGCATGTTGATACTATTCAAGTAGAAATTATGCGGGACCTTAAACGTAGACTGACTTGGAATTGGCAAGTGGGGGATATGCTTGTGAGCGATTTGTTTACGATGTCACACGCTGTTTCTGGTGGCTTTAAGCAGAGTGAGCGAAAGTTTTTAGGCTACTTTTGCAGCCACCCAGCCATTGACAGTGCTTCTCTGTTTCAGTAGACTACGTGTATGTTTGTTTCGTACAATGATCCCGAGCCAGAAGATTTAGGCGGCGGTGTAGTTGTTTTCCGCAATGCCGTTTCGTGCGAGTGGGAGAAACTTTATGATGAGGTTTCTCTGCTTGTTGACGAAGAGTATGCCGGAATGTACACAGAGGTCACCAACCCTGAAACGGGCGAGATTGCTTACGAGAACAAAAGTGGATATCTGTTTGGGTTAGACACATACGAGTCTATGCCCCGCCGTGGTTCTTCTCTTCACCTAAACCCACGAGAAGATGTAAGACACTTGCTACGTGCGCTGGAAGATGCTAAAGACGCTTGTTTACTTAAGTATTTTACTTGTTACCCTTTGGCGTACAATTGCGTTTGGTGGAAGGTGAAGGGGCATGTGGTGTCCTATGGTGACGGTGTTTATCTAGGATCACACTCAGATATCAGTGCTGAGTATGTGTACGGAGTTCACCGGACATCGCAGGAGTTAGCTTTACGTAATGTTGTGTCTAATGTGACATATCTAAACTCTTCTGTGCCTGAGTCAGAGTTGAACGCTAGAAACTTTACAGAAGGTGCCCACAATTTCAACTATTTAAATATCGACCCTATTGTCCCTGAGGCGGGCACGATTATATTCTTCCCTTCTAACTATGTGGCGGCTCACGAAGTTTGCCCGGTGGGGAAGGGGCGTAGGATGTCGTATTTGGGTTGGTACTCTCAGGGTACCCCTAATTCCGCTGTCCGGGAAGACGTTATTGATCCTTTGGTAAATCCTGAAGGGGCTGAATCCAGTACGAATGTGTGGATGCCCACGTTGCGTGAAGATTACCGGGCCTTTTTAGAAGAGCGTGGCTATGACGAGCGCTCAGAGCAATACAGAACTACTTTGTTAAACTCGGAGGGGTAATGATTCAAGCAGAGCATGTTGGTATGGGCGTTGTGATTTGCCGCAACGTATTGGAAGTTGATCCTGACTTTTTTGCGAAGTATTGTGGTTGGCTTACGGGTGAGTCGGAGCAGACTTTTAAGTTTGAGAAAGATCATGCCGTTAATCAGACAGGGTTCAAGTTTAGCCTTGAGGATATCGGGATGGCCCCACAGCGCTTCTTGGAAACTCGTGGGGCTAGCCGTGCAACTGAAGTTCCTCAGGAGTACTTAGACTTTGTGGACTCGTGTGAGGATGCACTGTATCGGGCACTTGTAGAGTACTGCACGATCTTCCCGGATGCGGCTACAACGGCTTGGTGGCGACCGAAGGGGCATGTGGCGGTGTACGACGCAGGGCAGCACATTGGTCCCCACTGTGACGATCAGGTACCGTTTGAATGGGGTGAATCTCCACCTAATCAGGTTTCGATGCACAACAGTACCAGCATTAATCTTTATCTAAACAACTGTGGGACGGATTATACTGGCGGAGAAATTAACTTCCCTCATGCAGATTATGCGTTTACGCCGGAAGCTGGGTCGGTCGCTATTTACCCCTCCAGTTATGTCGGAAGGCATGAAGTGTATCCTGTAGAGTCAGGGAGACGAGTTGCCTTTTTAAGCATGGCCTGCTATGGTGTGGATACCCCGAACAACGAGATTGTCGGGCAAGAAGGCGCTAGGATTTGGATGCCCAATCTGATTGCTGACAGTCAGGCGGGGTCAACAGAAGGACGCCGTTCGTAGATTGAGAAGTCTACATTTGCGTTCATGTTTGGTTCTGCGGGATCAAAGTTTGCGCCAATTACAAGACGTGTCTCCGGTGACTGTTGGCGTTCTGTCCAGTGTAGGACGTAGGACGGAAAAATAACGTACATTCCCGATTGCGGCTGTACGTGTGTGTTTCTGTGTACTGTGTTACACCAAGTGGCTGATAGGATGAGTTTGGCAGATTTCTCATCGGCTATAGGGTAGTAGACTGCCGACCAGTAGTCTTCGGGGTGAATGTGAAAGTTGGCGTGGTGAGAGTGAGGTCCGACACTCTTCCCGTGCTGTAAGTTTAGTGCCCACTGGTTCTTCAGAATTAAGTCATTGTTTTCTGCGCCATACTGAACTAGACGAGTCATGCGAGTTAGTAGCTCGTTTATCTCCGGGGTGTCGGGTAACAGAATGTCTTGGTCGTCCCACGGCTCCTCTTCATCGCCACAGGGTTCACCGTACTGTGTGATTTGATGGGAGATTAACTCGTTGTCGATGTCATCAAGATGTCCTTGGAAGAAGGGGATATTGACTAGTGATTTTTTATCCATTACTAAGTTCCTTTCGGGTACCTTTTGAGTTGAACGATCTTAGCACAGGGAGAAGTAAGTCTCCACTGAGTTCATGATTTGTAACATATTCTTCGTAGTCTACAAAAAAGTCGTGCATCCAGACTTGACCGCTGTAAATGTTACTGCTGTCCTCTACTATGTTGACTCCATATTCCGGGGCAGATGAACCTTGTCCAAAGTATGATAAGTACGCATAGCGGTTGCCTGCGGTAATTGGGTTGACTTCGTGAGCACAAACAAAGTTTGCGGGAAACAGGAGTACGTCTCCGGCCTTAGGCGAGTACGTCACGTTGGCGTAGGGGAAAACAATGTCGCCTCCTTCATAGTCGTCGTTCAAGTATGCAATCGCAGCCAAAACGTGTTTGACGCCTAGTTGAAAGTCTGGCTCGTAGTGGGGCTGGTAGTTGATGTCATTGTCAGCGTGTAGTCCAAGTGCCGATCCCGCCTTGTACGAAAGTACGTGTCCTTTTGTTTTCCACCAGAGGCAGGGAACAATCATAGGAAACTCTGTGGCGTACTGTAACAGTGCGTTGTAGACTTCTGTTTCTATGGTTTTAAAATAGCTTTGTTCCCACTCGTGTTGAAGGTCATTAAAGTTATTTATCCTGACACAGTTTGCTTCAATTTCTTCTGGTGTGAAGCGGTGTCCACTTAAGTTGGTGGCGTGTAGCACATTACCGGCGTCGTCATAAATGTATGTGTAGTGTTTCGCTAAGGCTTCGGCTCTTAGGGCCTCAATGGTAGGGAAGATGTTTGAATCAATGGATACTGCGTCTGCAATCCTGACGATTCCCATTCCTAAGTGCTCAGACATTGCCGTGGTTCATTTCTTTTTGGTGCCTTTCGATAGCGTCGTTTATGGGATAGTATGGCTCACCTAATCCGCTGGTTATGTTGGTCTTGGTGTGCATAAACAGAAAGAGATAGGCTTTATTACCTGCTGTTATTTCTGAAACGGCGTGCGTTACGGTACACGGTAACATCACGATACTTCCGGCTTTAGGGGACAGAAAAAAATCAGCGTGTTTATTGTAGTCCGTGCCTAGTGCGTCTAATTCTTCCGGTGAACGGGCATGGAAGGAAAGGTCGCCCCCTTCGTAATCATCGTTTAAGTAAAGCAATGCAGTCCAATCCATTGTGTTTATAGGATTTTCAATGTTTTTGTCAATGTGTGCGCCCATAGCGCCACCAGTTCTGTACTCTCGTAAGCAGTAGTTGCGTGTAATATAGGCGGGCATCGTGTTGCCGGTTATCCCTGCCCAAACATCCAGAGCTTTAATGTAGTCTGGTTCAATTAAGTTGATTATCTTGTCAGCTAGGTTGTGCGCTTTACTAAAATCTGGAGTTGTTTGTTTCCGGGGCCAGTGTTGATTTTCGTTTAGGTCCCAGTCGAAATGCTTTGCTCGCCCTCTGTGGCTTTCATGGGTATGCTCTACAATCTGTTTCCAGCCGTCTTCGGTGCGTACTGGACCGCCGTCGTACCATTCTTCCCACGCTGGGATAACTGGATACAAATCGGCGTTAGTGTCGTGTTCTTCAATTACACGCATAAACTCGGCAGCGTTAGGTAGCGCATCTTCAATGTAGATAACACCGTAATCAAGTTCATTTACTCTCATAGAAAAATTCCCCTGCCTCTAACGCAAACGGTGGACGATCCTTATGCCACACGTTAACAACTAGCACCTGACGAATTCCTGATAGGACCGGTGTAGTTTCGTGCATTCTCCTGCCTACATCAAACGATACTACTCTGTTAGGCACATATGCAATACGTTCTCGATCATCCTTAGGAGACAGGTACGCTTCTACTGATTCTTGCTCTAAGATATTGTCAGGGAAGCCCTCAATGCTGGCTTTATGAACTTCTAACATTCCGCCTTCAGGCGCTTCAGTGAATCCGTACCACACACTTCCCGCAATCGGAGCGTTGAATCTTTTATACTTTGCGTAAAGAAATGTGTCTTCATCGACGTGGTGTGCGAGGTACTGCGGGGGTACACATGATCTTGTCCAGTACTCAAATCCAATAACGTCGTCTAAACTAAAGTTTCTTATCGCAGGGTTTTCCCAGATAGCCTGAATTACTTGCTTCTTTAGAGTGTCGGCAGGAGAGTTCCACCAGCCGTCCCAAAACATGTACGGCGCAAAACACGATGACGCTTCGGTGTGGTACATCATGCCGTGAGAGTCCCCAATATTATTGCGGTCCTCAAAGGTGTCCATGAGGGGAGGGAAGAAGCTCTCATCTTCTTTGATGGCTTGAATCAAGTCTGGGTCGGTGAGGAAGTTATCTTGGACGTACATGTCTATATTTTAGTCAAATATGTGGGTTGGTGCAATTGCTTGCCTACACAATTTGTGGTAGAGTAGTACCATGAAACGAGACGAAGAATCAGTAAAGCGTGTTGTGGTGGCAGAAGGATTTGCCGTTCCAGTAGACGAGAAGCAGTTTGAGCACATGGTATCCACGTCGGCAAAGCCGGTGCTTGTAGATTTCTGGGCTGAATGGTGTGGACCGTGTAAGGCTATGGCACCTGTTCTGGATGAGTTTGCCGCAAAGTATGCAGATGAGATTCAGGTCATTAAAGTTGAAGCGGAGAAAGCACCGTTGCTCATGGAGCGGTTCGACATTACCAGCATCCCTACTTTGATGGTCTTTGTGGACGGTAAAGCAGAGTACAGCTTGGTAGGCGGGAGGCCGCTTGGGATGTTAGAGAAAGAACTGGGTGCGTACATCTGGGTGGAGACAAAGGACGCCTGATGCCTGACCTGTGGGATGATCTGCCGCCTGAGATGATGGGAGACCGCCCCCCGGCTGACTGCTTGTCTAAAGAGGTAGTGGCTCCTGCTGAGGTTAAGAAAAAAGAGCGTGGCGAGGATGCCGAGGGAAAGCTGCGACAAGTTTTTGGATCACCTGAAGTTAAGTAAGGTGTTGATTTAAAAAGTTTGGTCTTGACAGACTGCGCCGAGGCTACTATACTAGCCAGTATCAACAACGACAAACAAAAGGAGATCAAGTTGATTACTAAGAAGGCAATTATTCAGGCAGCAACCGAGGTGGCGGATCGTTCCCCGTCTTCCCGGAATCGTTCATCGAAGATGGTGACTTATCGTCATCCTCGTGGCCTGATTGGCAACACTCTTCACACTGCCGGTCTTTCACCCCGTGAGATCAAGTCTCTTCAGGGTAGCCGGAAGTACGACCGTTTCTTGAATCCTGCGGCTACCGCTTGGGTTCGTGAGGCGAACACTCGTGCGAACAAGGGTATGGCGTGGGGCGAGGTGGTCTCGTCCGTTCGCTGATCCTTCCGTCGTCTGAGCGACGTTTAAATAGAACTTAAGCTCAGAGCGTTCCCCACTCTAGGGTGGGGAGGTGGCGTTGAGGCGTGTGAATGGCATTTCACAGCGTAAGACTTTGCCAGTCTTTTCTCTGAAGGCTGTACGGCTTAGCATGTATCTGTTGTATTCGTACAAATACAACGGCTGGGGAGTTACCAGTCCTCTAGAGGTGTAAGGGGTCGCACCCCAACTGGCTACCACAACACCACAAAAATGGTATAATATTCTAAGTTAGTTCTTTAATCAACCAGATACGGACGACGAGGTGTTAACAATGAAGGTTTTTCTAGGTGTTTTTGTGCTCGCCCTGTTTATGGGATCGGCTGCTGTGGAAGCGGAACCGTACCCGTGGCACGAAGGGATTCTCAATCGACCGGCTACGGTTACTGAGACGGCGGTCAGGGTCAATCCCCCGCCTCCTCGTGTTACACCGCCCCCTGAGACGGCTCCTCCGGCCACACAGCCGCCCGTAACGGCTCCTCCGGCCACACAGGCCCCTGAGACGGCTCCTGAACAGCCTGCGCCCGCTGAGAGGATTCCTGCCCCCTCTGGACCCCCTTCGATCATTCCTGGCGACTGTGAGTCAGTCAGACGAGTGTTTAACTATTACGATCCGAGTGGAAACTCTGCCGCATTTTTTGTGGACGGTGGAATTGCCTACAGGGAGACTCGTTGCGGTACAGATACTTTAAATGAAAGTTCTGGAGACACGGGTGTTGTGCAACTTAACCCAGTGCATAACCGAGCAGGTTACTTCGGGGGACGCTATTTCGGTGACGGCGGCTGGCTGATGGCTCTCCACGGACTGCGTACCCGGCAAAACACTCTGAGTTCTGAGTGGGCTAATGCGGCTATTACTTTGCGTAAAGTCTGTGGTAACGGCCCGTGGGCCACAGGTGGAAACTATAGTTGCTTGTATCGCAATCTGTGACTTGACCGCACACGATAAAGTGTGCTATCATTAGCATCGGAGCGGTGACAGAGCGGCCGAATGTACTTGTCTTGAAAACAAGCGAGGTGAAAGCCTCCGTGGGTTCAAATCCCACTCGCTCCGCCATACCCGTGGAACTACCTGGGAGTAGAGGCAGGCTGTAAACCTGCTGCCGTTGGCTAGGGAGGTTCGATTCCTTCCCACGGGACACAAGTGTAGTATTGACCTGCACAGGTGAGTGTGGTACAATAGCGGCATGAGCAACGCTGACCCTAATACTCCGTATGATTATGCTAGTGAGCCTGACTGGGTGTACACTAAGCCTGATAAGCCTAGTGGCTGGAATCACTACTTCTTTCACGGTGACTTTTGGAGAGAGGATGAAGATGATATACATGCAGACATTGATTAAGTGGTTGAGGCTACTCTTCTATAAGAAGTCAGCCTTTGATGGATATACATTTGATCTTGACGAATACACACCCATCACTGAAGAAGACTACGAAAGCGTGACGGCGTTATCGTCGCCCGCAGTTACATCACCCCGCCGTCGATCAAAAGGGAGCACTTCCAAATGACCGAAACCGATATTTCCAAGTCCCAAGTAGAGACTATGATCCAACAGATTGAATCCATGCTTATTGACGTATCCGGGCATAACAACGTCCCCGCTGCCGATATGCGTGACGGATTGTTAGACCTGTTGAATATGGCAAACGCTTTAGAAGACGAATGACCTATGATTTGCGAGTTTACCGCAGGAACAGAGCACTGGTACGTTGACACCGACAAGACCTACGTGAAGATTTTTGACAACATTGACCAACGTGTTATCAAAGAAAACCACAACTTAGGTTTACTAGCCCAGTTGGAAGGTAACCGTATTGCGGCCTACGAGGGCACCTATGCAATGATCGGCGTTTCCCCCACGATTACCACGACTCACTTCTTCCTAGAAGGAGGCAAAGAGGCAAATCGTATCATATGGCGACCCGGAATGACAGAAGAACTTGAGGAAGAAGTTGAGGTAGACAATGCCTATTTATAAGGACTTTGACCGTGACCTACATAACCGGCACGACGTACAAGGCCGGGAAACCGTGAAGAACTATGTGAGCGCACACAAAGATGGGCTTATCGCTAAAGATAACCCTGACGAATACGGGGTAGACTTACTGTTCTACAAATACGATAGACTCGTAGGTTACGGTGAAGTAGAAGTACGGACGAACTGGAAAGCTACAGTTTTCCCGTTCAAAAGCCTGCATGTGCCTGAACGTAAGAAGAAACTGTTAGACAACGATCTACCTACCCTGTTCTTCTCCGTCAACGAGAAACACACCCAAATGTTTGTGTGCAAAGCAGAAACCGTGCTCAACGCCCCGCTAGTCGAAGTATCCAACAAATACGTACAAAAGGGTGAACTGTTCTACGACGTAAAGACCACAGACCTCTACCTGACAGAAACATGAGATAAAATGGACCCCCTATGGCTCCCCCCAATGTACTGTCCCGACTGCGAAGTCTACTGGGAACAACTAGAAGGAACCCCCTGCTGGATATGCAAACAGCCCGGAGAATACCAGAAACGACTAGTATCCCCCCGGACACGACTTATCAGGACACATGACTGACTATGCCCCTATCAGGTAACCTCAGCCTCAAGTACTGCTCCGTAAGCAGGTGCGGCAATTCAGCACAATACCACGTCCAATTCACAGACAAAGAAAACAACTATACATCAAGTGTACAGCCCTACTGTAGTGACCACACCAAAATCGGATGGTACCTACCCCCCAAAGGGAAACAGAAAGGCAAATGGGTAGGAGGATGGATACCGTCCAACATACACACAATACACGACAACTACGGCGACGAACTCACCGTATCACAAGTCAAAAACTCGACAGCAAGGTTCTAACAAATGGATAACATTCTATTCGCAGGCATCGTATGGCTCATCCTGTCAGGAGCCGCAACAGCACTCTGGTCACTATCCGCAATAGTAACCACACTCACCGACAAACTACTCTCAACATACAAAAGAAGGAACCCCAAATGACCAAAAATTTAGGATGGCTCATAGCCGCCCCAATCATCGCAGCAGGACTCATCACCCTCGCAATCCACCAAACAATCACCCAAATCACCCGACTACACGAACACGCCCAAACAGGACAACACCCCAAATAGAAACCCCGCAAATCCTACCACGATCACAAACACCCCCAAGCAACACACAACAAAAAGCCCTAAAGGACAAACCAATGCTACCCCAAGACTACATGATAGGCATAGCCTTCACCATTATAGCCATAACCCTAGTATTAGCGTTAGACTCATACACAAGTTGACACCCACCCACCCTCTACAGTAAACTACAACCATAACACCCTACTAGTATTAAACCCAAACAACAAAACCCATACTAGAAGGACCCTAACTGTGGACAACAACACAAACCCACTCACACGCATAACCAAAAACATCCGAACACCTATACAACCCCCAAACACCCCACAACCCCCCATTGACCCCCACCAAAACCCCCCAGAACCCGCTAAACACTGGTCTGATGACGCTTTGTGTAAGGGTAAGACGGATCAGATGTTCCCTAAGGAGCATAAGGATTTGTCGTATATTTCGGAGGCTCGTCGTATGTGTAGGCAGTGTCCTGTGCGTAAGGATTGTTTGGAGTATGCTTTGTCGTTTCCGGCTTCGGATCAGCATGGGGTTTGGGCTGGGTTGACTCCTCGGCAGTTGGATTCTGAGGCTAAGCGTCGTGGGGTTCGGGTTGAGCGTTTTACTTTGGCTCAGGTTTGGTCGCATTTGAATCGGGGTTGAGTGTCCGGCCGGTGGGGATTGTGTCAAGTTGTTTGTGTGTTTTGTGTTTGTTTGTATAGTGGTTGTAGATACGTGGTAGTATAGTTGTATGGATTCTAATAAGCTTTCTAAGGAGTTTTTGGCGGAGAGGGATGCCCGTATTTTTGGGTTGCGTAAGTCTGGGTTGTCGAATCAGGATATTGGGAAGCGGTTTAATATGTCGGCTTCGGCTGTGGCGGCGGCTACGAGGCGTCAGTTGGGTCGGTTGAATTCTGAGGCGTGGTTGTCGTATCCTGATGTGTTGCGTTTGGAGTTGGAGCGGTTGGATGAGATGCAGAAGTCTGTGTGGCCTTTGACTCAGTTTAGGCGTGAGGTGTTGGATGATGGTTCTGAGGTGATGTTGGAGCCGGATCAGAATGCTGTGCGTACTGTGTTGGGTATTATGGATAGGCGTGCTAAGTTGTTGGGTATGAATGTTGAGCGGTCTGAGGTTGCGATTTCTGGTTTGGAGGGGGCGTCGTCTGTTGAGGTTACGTCGTCGTTGGCTGGGGTTGGTGGTGAGGTGTCGGTTGCGGGTGATGCTAAGGGTGAGGCTTTGGCGTTGTTGGAGTTGATGTCTTCGTCGGGTGTGTTGGATTCTGGTGTTGTTAATAATATTTTGGATAGTGTTGATCGTGATGATGATGTGGTTGATGCTGTGATTGTTGAGGAGGACAGTGATGTCTAGTGATTATTTGAAACAAACTTTGTTGGCGGATGAGGTGCGGAAGGCTGAGGTTGCTGGTGCGGTCGATGCTGTGCTGGAGGGTGATGTAGCCCCGGCGTTGGTGGATGATGAGCCTCGTGACCGTCAGGTGTTGATTCGTGTTGGGGAAACTCAGCGGTCTCAGTGGCAGGCGGCGGCTGAGTCTGATGGGGCTTCTGTGTCTGAGTGGTTGAGGCAGATGGCTGATGCACGGTGGCGTGAGATTTATACGTGTACGCATCCGTTGGAGCGGCGGCAGGTGTATCCTTGGTCTGAGATTTGTTTGGATTGTGGTACGAAGCTGCGGTAGGGACACCATTGAGGGTATTTGGGTGGGTTAGTCCCGGTCTTGAGTGGGCTGGGGTTGGCGAGTCCCGCAGGTTTAGCGGTGTGGGCCTGTGGGGCGGGGCTGGTTTACCTTGATGGTTGGGAATGAGAAAGGGGACCTTAGCAACTTTACTGCTAGGGTCCCCTCTCTGTGTTAATTGGTGTGTTGTTAGATGTTTACCAGCGTGCTCGTGCTGCTGCGATTTCTCGTTCTAGGTCGTCGGTCCATAGGGAGCGGTCTCGTGGGACGCTGATGCCGTTGATGTAGAGTAGCTTCTTGCGGGCTTTTCGACGGTCTTTGAGCCGGGTAATGATTTTCTTTGTCATGTGTTGGTTCACCTCCTTGGGGTGTGGTTTAGCTTATTAGCCAAACTCTATTCTAGCGGGACTGGTCGGGTATGTATAGTGCGGGTTGGGTGAAGGTAGTCACAGGCGGGGGTGTGTATGTGGGCACGTAGGGACACCATTGGCCTTTTAGTGTAGTTTGGGGTATTATATAAATATGAATGATTTATTTGATGTGGCTGGTCCGGGGCGTCCACCGAAGCGTGCTGATGTAGAAAGTAAAAACGTGGGCATGTCGTTTAAGGTTGACCCTCGTTTAAAGAATTTGTTGATGGATATCGCTGATGGTTATGGGATTTCGATGACAGAGTTGTTGTTGATGATGGCGATGAAGGAAGCGGGCGTAGAGTACTTAGAGGACTTGGAGTGACTGATCCTAACGAGAATGTCAGTTTGCATTTGCGTATGCCTGCTTGGGTGAAGGAGCTTGTGGCTGAGGCTGCTGCTGCGGAGGGTATGGCGATGGCACAGTATTGTGCTCATGTGTTAGCTGGGTGTGCTAGGGACACCATTGGCATTCCTGAACCCCCGCCTGCTGTGGCTGCGTTGCCGACTGTCTCGGATGTGTTGCGCACATACATTGAGGGCAGCAAGATGATCGGGCCGTGTGGTAATGCGTGGCCCTGCGAGTACAGCGAAGAGGCTAGCAAGTTCATCGGTGACGCCGAGTTCTGCGGCTCGTGTAACGTGCGGGTTCATTAGTACCGTCCTGCTGGCGTATGTGACTGCTGAAGTTCGGTGATATCGCAGTCTTTGGGGAGTTCGTGGTCTCTGAGGATCATGAGTGGTCGCCCGTACTGTTGGTCCATGCGATGTTCGACTTCGTGGAATCGTCCATGAAAAATTACTTTGTTCTTTTCTGCGTCTACTAGACAGAAGTCGGAAGGCATTAGCCATTCGATGATCTGTTCGTATACGTACTTAACCCATCTGTAGAGGGTTAGGTATCTTGGTTCTCCTACATGTTTAGCCATTCGTCCATTTCTTTCTGTCCGTCTTTCTCCTGATGATATAGTGCCACGAACGTTTCCACCTTGTCGGCGTTCCGAAAGATAAGAGTTATGTCGTTGTACTTCTTGTTGCGGGGGTTCCGCCCGTTGTGCCATTCGGATAGCGTACATCCGATGATAGCTTGACGGCATGTCTCTTCACCGTACAGCTTGAGAGCGGAGGCGATTTTCTTTTCCCGTGCCTCGTCTAGTTTAGTACCTTCAGTCCTGTTGCACGTGTTCTTCCAGAAGTCGAAGACTGCTTGTACAGTCTCCGCAGGTACACCATTGGTATCTTTTAGATTGAATAAGTTTTGTTCTTCCACTGTTCCTCCTTCCGATAATAGATTTGTAAGATAACATATTGTTTGAACGGTTTTCGTCGGGGTTAGCCGTTCAGAACGACGGAAGGGCCGAGGGGAGAGAGGATTCCCCCGGCCCTTCCTGTCTGTGTGGGCATCAGCGCTGCCGCAGGTACTCCTTCCATCGTGGCAGAACCTGTGGCTTGTAAGCCTGCCCACGCTGGAGACTCTGAAGGAAGGTAATCGCATCCTTTGGGGAGTACTCCATGTGAACGTTGTTCTTCTGTGCGAGGATAGCGCACTCGGTCTCGTCAAAGACGGAGGAGCCTCCTCGTGGACGGTAGACCAACCCATCGGTCACCCAGATGACTGGGGACTTCCGGTTGATGCGTCGGGACACAGCGTATTCGAGTGCGGGCCTGTCGTTGCCGTTGCCTCCACGGAACCGAGGAAGTTTGGCTGTCATCTTGCCCTTGTCTGCGAGGATGAAGCAGTTGTCTCCGTCGTAGCCTGTGGAGTAACCCATGACGGTGCATCCAGGTGCTGCTTCCATCATTTCTCGCACCTGATCTTTGGAGAGTGACATGGAGCCTGAGCAGTCAATGAGTACGACGCCGCCGCTGGACTTGACAAACTTGTCAAACACACGACGGTCAGGGTCGGTGAGCATACGATGCATCCGGCGAGGGTTGCGTCCCATGTTGGATGCCACTCGTTTGCGCCCGATAGCTCCAGGGATGGTAATGGTGAGCGGTAGGGCTTTGACTCTCAGGGGGAGCCATTCACCAATGCCGTTCTTTTCGATGCCTCCGTTTAAAGCTTTGTTAGCTTTATCTTGGATAGCCTTACGGTCAATGGTCTGATCTTTGTCAGCGAGTTCTTTGGCTTCGCCGTCGTCTTGCAGTCCCTCGTTGGTGTCGCCACTGCTGCCTTTAGGGTTGCCGTCCTCGTCGGTCTCTTCGCCACCATCGCTGTCTGCGCTGTCGTCGGAGTCGTCGGAGTCGTCGGAGTTCTCTGGCTCTGGCTCTGGCTCTGGTGGCCTCTGCCGGGGGGCAGGCATCGCTGCGATGGACTCAATAAGCATGGCAAGCTCAATAGTAAAGTTCATACCAACTATTGTGGCGCTCTGCCGGTTTTCGTAAGTTGCCCCGTAGCGAAGTAGCGCTTCCCTGTCGCTGGTCAGGTTGGCACCGTCCATGCTCTTCTTGATCCCTTTGATCTGCTTCTTCTGGAAGGAGACGATCTCTTTAGCGATGTCTCGAAGAACGTCTGCCCACTCTGGAGCGTTGCGCCGGATACCGACGATCAGGGGATTAAGACTACCTGTGTGGACCGATGCTGCCACGGACCAAACGGCCTCCTGCCATGCACCGTTGTCTGCCAGAATTTCTCCGTCAAACTTTTCAGAGCCTGTGACGAGCGATTTCATTGGGAAACCAAGTTCGTTTGCAATGAAGTTGACTCGTGCCTCTTCCGCCGCACGGATTGCTTCTACGCCGGTAACCTCGTTGATGTACGGGGTCAAATCTTGAGGTGAAACTTTCACGTGAATTTGCTCGTGCGCCCGAATGGCTTGAGCGAGCAGTGAGTCGTCAAGTGGGACCCTCATGACTCGTCCTGAGACAGTGATGTAGGGTTCGCCCCGGACGGCACGAACGTTAGCAACGTCCCATCCGCCCGTATTACGAATGTCCTGCCGGGTAAAGATTTCTGGCATTGGCCGGTTCTTTTGGTGAACCTCGTTGATGATGTTGGTCATATCATTCTCCTCTCGTAGATGATGACTCTGATTGTAACACAGGTGGTGAGTGGTTGTCAAGTCGAAGGTGAGGGGAAGGGGGCCAACCAAACCCCCCTCCCCTCGTTGTGCCTGATAGGGAGCGCCAGCACCACTCCGGCGCTCAACCTACCGACTCGGCACGATCTTAGCTGCTCTGAAACTGGTCAATGCGGATTGCCTCAAGGAAGGCATGTGCCCGATCACCGAGAATCAGTTCGGCAGCTTTCTCCTCACCCATCTGGTGAGTAAGCTTGTGCATGGACTGGAACAGTCGCAGTGACATGCGCTGTGAGCCAGCGTCGGCCATACGGTCGGCGTAACCCCTCCAGTGAGTTGGGAGTGTCAGCAGAGCATCAGGATGCGGACGGTCAATGCGGACCCGGACGGGGAACCTGTCGGTCAGTGCCTCTGGCAACTCTTCGATCTGTTCCACGTTGGTCGTCATGATGACCGTGTATCCAGGATTAGGGTAAGTTTTCTCGCCCGTTACTGGGTGCTCCCACTCTGCCGACTCTGCTGAGTCTGTCATGTTGAGAAGGGTAGCGAAGACATCGCCGCCAGCCTTGTCAATCTCGTCTACGACCAGACGACCGCCGCTACGGCGTGCCTTGATGGCCGCACCTTCAATGTATTCAAAGCCGTCCTTGCTGGGAAGGAACCCGCCCGTAACGTCCATGTTGGTCATGTCGTCGGTACAGGTGAGTCGGTGTGACTCCTTACCCGGCGTCTTGTTGACGTGGAGAGCGGAGAAGGTCTTGCCGGTTCCGGGGGGACCGTAAAGGATGATACGGTCTACGCCTGCGCTGAGGACCTGATTAAAGGTGTCCCAGCAAGTTGTCTCGGTGTCGGTTTTGGTGCTCATGGTTGGTGTCCTTTCGGGGTTGGTTGATTACGTTTGTAATTGTAGCAGGTACTCAGACGGCTGTCAAGTCGTGGCTGGGAAAATCAGAAAGTTTTTGATCTGCCACCCATTGTTTCCAGGGTACTACAGCGGGAGAAAAATAGCCTGAAGTGTAATACATGCGAACGAGAGGTTCAGCGCCGAAACTGTCCCATTCGATGCTAGGGCTGTCGTGCTCAACGTCGCCGGGTCGCTGGCTGTCACCGATGATGATGCCGTAGCCGGTGCTACCGCCTTCCAGTTCGGTGAGAGTGTCGAAGATGATTCGGGTGCAGTAAGAGTCGTCAGTGATACGACCTTCCTTGTCTGCCCGCTCTAGGGCGTCGGCTACAATGCTGTTGACGTAGCCTCCTCGCCAGTGGGTGTAGAAGTGAATAGCGGTGTCGCTTCCGTGTTGCTTGATTCGGATGGTTGCTCTATCGCCCATGATGGGCCTCCTTGTGGTTGGTGGTTGATTACGAACGTAAGTGTACTACATCTTGACGCCGCTGTCAAATCGTAGTACTAGATATCCCCGCAGGGACACCATCGGCAGTTTCCATTAGAAGTCAAAAATTGACGACTGGCCTTCCATTTCTTGTTTCAGGTTTTCTTCGCTCTCGGGGGACCCTGAGTGCATCCACTCGGTCCACTCTTCGAACGTCATGCCTACTGTCTCCGGGCCATGCGGGTGACCTACGTCGTGATCCATGATGATCCCCTCGTGGGTAATGGTGACGGTCAGTGTCTCCCCGTCACCAAGGTCTACGGTGCCTTGCCATAGGCTCGTGTGAAGATCGTTCACGTGCAGGGTGGGAGCGTCCATCAGATGTCCACCTTAACCGAACGGGCCAGCGAGATCAGAACCTCACGAAACTCTGGAGGGGTAGCCATTGCCTCAACTGCCGATATACGCTTTTTCTGTCGGTTCCCCGTTTTGACACCGTTACCCACACCGCCAGTAGTGGGCGGCTCGTCGTGACGGAGTGGAATGGAAGTGTCGATTCCCACACCGTATAGCCACGTGCGTTTGCGAGCAGGATGACCGTAGGCGCACTGAGATACTTGGATACTCACTCCGCCGTACTGGTCAGGCTCAGACCACTCACCCCGAACTGGGCGAGGTAGTCCAAACTTTTCGTATGCCAGGGAGTAGGCAGGGTGCTCTAGGACGCCGCCATAAAGGCGCACCTGCTCTAGTGCCCGTGCAAACAACCCGCCGTCCTCAGCGATAGGGGTGCCCCATCGTTTATGATTCACGGATGCAAGCTGACACCAGCGGGCGCAGGGAGGGTGGGCAACAACAGGGTGCGGGCCATCGTATAGGCGTGCGTTCCGATCCTTATCCCACGGATCAATACCTGGCTGGTTGAAATAGTGGCCGTCTGTAATGACGTACAGCGCTGCTATGGGAGCGTTCATCGGCCAACCCCCTCAATGGATGTGATCCACCATTCTTGGGAAGCATTCCCTTCCGCCCACATGTTTGCATCTTCAAAACTGAGGAACGGGCCGACGACCGTGGTGCCGTCAAACATGTTACCCACAAGGACTACGTGCAAGCCATTCAGCGTGTCGCCGTTGGCCTCTGCCTCTTCTACGATCTGGTCATCTTCCATCGCAATGCAGGTGTCGTCGGTGTTGTAGATGAAACACTCGTCGGCATCTAGGATGGTTCCTGTGCCGGGGTGAACGATTAGTGTGGTCTGATCTGCTGGTGCGTACTTCATGTTCGTTCCTTTCGTGGTGGTGAATGACACATTGTACTACACTTCCCTACGGTGTGTCAAATCGTAGGGGAGAAGGGGAGCAGTTTAACCTCATGGCACTCGGGCAGTTATGTGCCCTATGCCTCGTGCTCAGGAGGGCGGGTGAGCAGTTTTGCCTCTTGCTCAGGAGGATGGATCAGGCTGCGGCGAGCAGCATCTCACGGGTGAGGCAAGTCAGGGCCTGAGCCTCGGCAGGGTCCGTGACGACCTTGGTCTGCTTCATGTCCTTGTTCTTGCCCTTGGTGCCTGTGTGGTATTCGTAGCTCTGGACCGCTTGGTACAGGCTGAAGGCGTTCTCACCGAACTTGTCGGCCTCCTCGCCGTAGAAGTACAGGATACCCTCACGACGGCTCTCAGCGTGATTGACGGCCTTAGTGTTGGCATCAGGGTCGGTGATGAGAGGCGCTACAGCCTCCAGAATCCGGTTACGGAGACTGTGTGTCATCTGGAGACCCTTCAGCATCTTGGCGTCCGTGATAAAGGCGTCGAAACGATTCGCTGCCTCTGCCATGATCGCTGCCTTGCTGAACAGCATTTCATCGTGGTTCTTGGAACGCTTCTGGCTCATCTGAAGCTGACCCTGACCCTCTTGGTTGGTGCAGAAGGGGCGGAACGAGAATCCGATGGCACGGGTGGAGAACACGCTGTTCATGCTCGCCGTGTACATGATTGAACGGGTGATGATGTCCCCGTCAGCGAACGTGTACGGCTCGTCAATGTCCTGAGTGAAAACGAGGATTGAACCGTGGTGCCACGTTTTCATGCTGGTCACCGAGTTAGGGAACATTGCCTCAGCAGTGTTCAGGATGGATTCGTATGACCCGCTGTAGAAGCTGGCTCCTGCACCGGCCTTGAGGACGGCCTGAGTGCCGTCTGCGTACTCACGGTAGACGGTGAACGAGTTCTCGTCTACGGTACCGTTGGGAAGGATGGTCCCCGTGGTCTTAGGGATGAACAGTGCATCGGCGTCGATGGCCGCATCTCGGGCGTCTACACCCTTGTTGTAGTCGGTGTTGGTGGAAAGCATGTAACCCATTGTGTGACCTCCTGGTCGCTAGTTGTTATTACTGAAAGAACTTTACTACAGGTTTTGTGTCCTGTCAAGTCTTATCTCAGATTTCTT